GGGCTATCCCATATGGGATAGTCCTATAAACTAAAAAGAAAGGATAAAAACAAATGAACATAGAGAAAAAAGCAAATAATTTATTATGTATATTTTCCGAATACATGGACGACTATATGCTAGAAGAATTTTTTACTGATACAAATTTGACAAAAGAAGGTAGAAAATTACTTAAAGAAATTAAAAAAGAATTAAGTAAAAAAGAGGCTACAAGATCCGATTTAAGAAAGGCTCATGATCTTAAAGGCTCTAAAAAATTATGGTAATTAACTTGACAAGGGCTATCCCATATGGGATAGTCCTATAAACTAAAAAGAAAGGATGAAATAAAATGAAAATAACAAATAATGAAATGCTAAATTTAGCAAAAACAATTAAATCACAAATACACCCTACAATTTTAATGTGTTCAGCATCCAGAAATTTTGGAGCTTTTGAAAATGAAAAAGGGCTTTATGGATTGCAATTTAATATTAGTAATACTTCAAAATATAAATATGCAACTGTTAGAATTATTTTAAATGGTTGCGATTTATACGACATTGAAATTAAAAATGTTAGGGGTCGAATTGTGGACACAAAAAAAGACATTTACAATGATCAATTAAATGAAGTTTTGGAAAGTATGTGGGAGAAAAAAGAGACTTTAAAAAGATGGGACAATCAAATTCCAACTTTTAAAATAAATCATGTATAATTAAACTTGACAAAGGGCTATCCCATATGGGATAGTCCTATAAACTAAAAAGAAAGGATAAAATAAAATGTTAAAAGCAATATATTTCGCATTACACTTCATGATGATTTTTTTAGGTGTGGTGTTAGCAATTCACTTTGACTTTTGGGTAGGTGCTGCAATAGCAACCACGTTCACGGTTAAATGGTTTTTTATGTTTCCTCAACACGAGGGTAGATAAAACATTTATAGATTAGAATGATTATAATTTGCAATGCAACTTGTGATTGTATGCAGTCTAAGAATACGATTACAGGTTGCAATTTACTACACAACCATAGGTATAAAAAAAAATGTTTCACGTGAAACTTTTTATTTGACAAAGTATTTATTATAGGATAATGTGGGATATATGTTAATTAAACTTAATAATAAAAATAAACAGAAAGGTAATAATATGACATATGAACAAAAAAAGTTTGAAGGTTACACTGAAGGACAAATGGCTAGAGAAATTTTAATGAATGCCATTGCCGAAGCATTGGACACTGAAAACAAGCACGTAAGAACAGAGTTAGAACAAATCGGTGATGAATACACTTTAGGTAAAATGTTTAGAGTTAGAAAACATTTAGCTAAAATGGCTCATAAAATATTTTTTAAATACGGACACAAAGCCGATTTTGATATGAGCGGATCACCATTAGTAGAGATATTTGATGAATATAAATGGGAAGATCCAAGATAAGCTAATCTCTATTGATAAGAGATATAAACTGACTTCTAAGGACATTGAAGAAATGAACGTCCTTAGAGGTCAAGGCAAGACCTTAGAGGATCTGGCAAAGCATTTTAAAATATCTCAAGCAACTGTTTTGTATTGGACGGACGAAGAATACAGAAACAAGCAACGATTAAAAAATGCTAAGAGAAGAAAAAAAGGTCTTGAGTTAAAAAAATCTATTGAGAAGGACACAGAAAAAAGAAGGTTGAGATGGTCGACTGTGCCACAAAATATGTGGGTTAATAGATACCATTCAGCAAAGAATGAGAAACGAAGCAAAAGACATAAAATAATTGGTGTATCTGTTTCGATAGTTGAGAAACATAAACATAAGTTTAATGCGCCAAATTCAAAAATAAAGAAAGGATAACATGACTAAAAAACATGAAGTAACTATCATATGGGGAACAGAGGCAGTAAGAGGAATAGAGAAACCTATAAAAGATTATACTAAAGTAAAATATAAATTTAATACCGAAAGTGAGTTAGACGCTTTTATAAAAGGTGTTGATGAAGGCAACGGTTGGTTAGAATATGAGGTAATTAACCAAAATTAAAGTTTCTTTTTAACTTTGCCCATTTGCCATGATTGTTGAGTTGATAACTCAATAACTAATCTATGACTTTCTCTCGCGCCAATAATATTATTTTCAAATAAACTTATTGAGAGAATATCAAATTGGCCATCTGGCGAGTGAAATTCACCTTGCGGAAGTTTTACTACTACTCTAGCGTCTTGACAAGTTGGTGATTTTAAAAAACGATCTAATTGTCTAGCTAATTCTTTCGCATTTATCATGTTATTGACTTTTAAAGTTATTTAACGTAAATGTCAACTATGGGAGTTCCAAAAAGATTAACCGAAATGCAAAGAAAGTTTGCTAATTTGTTAGTATCTAACGAAGGCAGAAAGTACGGCTACGAGTGCGCTATCGAAGCGGGATACGAAAAAGACAGGGCAAGGCAAACGGCATACGAATTACAAAACCCTAAGTTGTATCCGTTAGTTGTTCAATACATAGGTGAGTTAAGAGAAGAATATCAAAAGAAGTATGAAGTCACTTATGAAAAACACATATCAGAACTAGCAAAAATAAGAGAACAAGCATTGAAAAAAGGTGCTTTCTCGGCCGCTAGTAATGCAGAAGTAGCAAGAGGCAAGGCCGCAGGCTTATACGTTGAGCAGAAGATTATCAGAACGGGAAAATTAGATGATATGTCCAAAGCAGAAATGGAAGAAGAATTGAAAAAAATTATAGATGAATACTCACCGATTTTAGAAAATGTCAGCGTTGATGATGTAAAGAAAAACGTAGAGAAAAAAAGACTTCCAAGAATAAAAAAACTTAATTAATTTTAATCATCTTCTTAACCCATGATCTAGGTATCATGGTACGATCACCGAAGGTAATTGAGCCGTCATCTTCTTTATCGTAACTTGCAAACATTTTAATTGATGTTTTATCTTTAGAGAAAATCCAACCTTCATTAACAGGCGTTGCTAGTTTCATCTTTGTAAACTCTTTTTCGTCAGCCCATGCGCTATCACTAACACAATCAATCCATTCAACCCTATATTTTGGATAAGGTATGTCATTAACACTTTTAGTGATTGTATTGATTTTTCTTTTTTTGGGCATGGTTTTGTATATCATCACCCCTATACTGTTTCCAGAATTTTAAATGCAAAATTCAGATTTGAAGTACAGCCCTAGCCCCTATTTAAACGATTATATAGGATACTACACATAATATCCATTGCTCTAAAACCGTTGGTATTCCTTGCTGATCACCAAAGTGCCAGATCACCTCTCTTTTTCTAAACCCAAATCGCAAATTTACGAATTTCCAAAAAGGTATAGTCCGGTGATCAACCGCATAAAACCTAGCTTTTTATTTATGGCAATTTTGTGATTTTGTCTTATTTTAGACTTGTTTTGAGGCAAACTAGGACAGAAAGGTACTAATGCCCAAAATCCCCAAAACAAGCCATTAGACCAGAAGTCTGTGCTATTGGTGGGTATAATCACATCTGGTCACTGTGTACCCTACGCACAGACTAAATCGAGGCAGAGAGCTAAAACAATGGTTATCCACGCCTCGATTATTCAAAGAATAGGTATAAACCTATTCTATTGAATTTTTAGAAAGCGGATCAAGTTTTTCTGCTTGCTTTTGTAACTCATTAATCTTGCTTTGTATATGCAATTTAATATCCGTTAAAACGAATATCTTTGCATGGACACTAGCGACACTACTAACTTCGTTAAAAGATTTAGCAAGATTGAAAAACAAATCGCTATCTTTTTTCTCGTTTTTTATATCTGTATTCATGAAAACCTTGTATCATACACAATATAGGATAACAACATATAATATATGGGTGCGACACTTTTGACCATGTACTTATTATACTATGTAGGATAATAAGGGAGTATGACTAATAACAGAAAGGATAACATGAAAAAGTACAAAGTAGGCATAAGCGAGTTAGGTTATGAACAAGTGGTTGAAGCAGAGGACGAACAAGAAGCAGAAGAAATAGCGTTAATACATTGCAAACAATATTTACATGAATACGTTGATGTAGATACATTAGAGGAGGTACAATGAAAATAAAAGACTACAAAGGCATAGAGGACTACATAGAAAAAAAGAAAGAAGAAAAGAAGGATCTATTAAAAGGTACAGTTATTTGTAAAGCCAAAAATTGTGACAAGTATCTGTACAAAAACCAAAGCACTAGCAATCCAGAGTATTGCATGGAGTGTCTATAGAAAGGATAAATTATGAAACATAAAATAAATGTAATTGAAGAAGATATAAAAAAAGGCACACCAAACGATTGTAATTTTTGTGCCATATCTCAAGCATTAAAAAGAAAATTTAAAACTGATAAAACAACAGTTGATCTTGATGTAAATGGAGATGTTTGCATATGGGTAAAAAATAAAGAATATGAAGTTAGCGATATGCACGAAAGTGACGTTGCAGATTTTATTTTTGATTTTGATCAAGTTGATGGGTGGTCAAAGGTAAAACCAATAACTTTTGAAATGATAGAAAGGATAAATTAATTTTTGTGAATAGAAGTAAAATAAGTTAGTTGCAAAAATACAACAGTTGCAAAAATACAACAGTTGCAAAAATACAACAGTTGCAAAAATACAACAATCTATATTTAGAATAAAAAAGTGCTTGACACAAGATATAGTGTGTGACATTTTGCGCACAAAATTTTCTTGACCTATCATTTGTTATCCTATAGTATCCTAGTATGAATTATTTTACAATTCATAGAAAGGTAAACATGAAAGAGGAAAAAAAGTACCCGTTCATAATGATAGAGATTTGGACGGATCAAGATAAGAGATCAGAAACGTACCAAGAAAAATACGTTACTGTTTCTTGTGTCCCTTTTAAAGACGGAAGACCTGATAGTGATAACATCATGACAGTAAAAGCAGATCGTTTTACTATTGAGCATCACTCGTTAAACGCTAAAGATCAGATCAAAATGTCTAAAGGTAATCTTCAAGTGTTTCGCAGCCAAGATTTTGAAGGTTTGGCTCACGAAGAAGATTAAATTGTACAATCTAAGGCGATCAGAAATGGTCGCCTTAAACAACGAAAGGTAAAACATGACGTTAGTAAAACATAGAATGGACGTTAAGTATAGCGAGGCTAAAAAGCCAAAAACTGATACAAGATATGTTGATAGCCATAAAAAAACATATGGTTTTAAAACAGAAGAAGAGCGATCAGCATATAGAAGAGGCATTGAGGCCGCTAGTTACGTTTATGATTTTGAAATAAACGTAAAAGAATACGAAGAAAACTAAACAAATCTAAGGCGACCAGAGATGGTCGCCTTACTTCTTCTCACTATAATATTTATCTAATCGTTCTAGAAATTTGTGTTGGTATTTGGTAAACTCTTTGCCTTTTATTTGAAACTTTTGAAAGTATTTATCTGGAGTACACATCAAGATAACCCCTTGCGTGATCTCAGTATCATAGACGCAGTTGTGCGCCATAGCATACGCCCCTAGTTGCATGAAATAGTCGTCAATCCATTCTTTCTTCTTCGGCTTATTTGATTGTTTGAAGTCAACGATACTATCTTCATAATCAAAGACACCAACTAAATCGGTTGCCCCCGCATACAAGTTTGGATAAAACAAAGTCACCTCAGATCCCCATATCTCATCCATGTCGCAAAGTCCCTTGTCGATTATCACCTGAGCCATGTCGCCTGCCACTTGACCCTCGTCTGTTAGATCCATGTGACCGGATCCGAGAATATATCTCTCTAAGTGCAAGTGCATATTCGTACCCCTACTCGCTGAACTATCCTTTATTCGTTCGGCCTCAGTTTCACCGACCCTCGCTTTCCATCTGGCTAAACTTTCTTTCTTCTCGTCACTTTGAGTTTCAGACAAGATAGTAGTTACACTCGGTAATTTTTCTTCGTTCAAAGCATAATGTCTTTGACCCTTAATTAATTCTCTTTGACTTTTAGGATAGTTAAATTTTTTGTTCCACTTCATGTTTTTTATAATCCTTTATAGTTTCTTCACTAGGGTAGTATACTTCAACAAAACTATGGCATTTAGGACAAGATAAATTTGTCACCATACTATAAGTATCGTTTTCTTCTTCAATATCATGGTCACCACCCCATATTAATTCTGTATTACAATGCCAACACTTCATATGACTACCACCTCCGCCTCTGTTTCAATCCATACTTTAGCACCACAAGACAAAGGTTTATTTGGACTATATATAACTTTACTAGATCCGTTAATTTTAACTTCATGACCGTATGTATTTGATTTAGAAGTTTTAACTGTAATCACAGGATCATTAGTCCCATGTTTTTTATTAGCCCTTATCTTGTGTTGATTAACATGTATTCTAGTTTTCATTCTAAACTCATTATTTCTTTATATTTTTTTAAGTCAACGACTTTATCATTCATTAAAATTTCTTTTGAGTAATGTTCTATAATTTTTTGTACACCAGGTAATTTAACGTGTGCGAAAGGCCAGATTAACTTACAAACATAGTAGGCATCTCTAAACTGACAACGCCAACGCCATTGTTTTTTCCAACCAACAGTATATTTTGTTCGATATCTTTTTTCACCAAGTGTGCCTACGCCTAAAACTTCATGTAACCAAATTAAAACAGACTTATCTGTCATGGCTATTTCCATTCTAATTGACCAAGTTGGATATGCTTTCTTTTGTCCCTTTCGTTTACGCATGTATTGTTTGTAAGTGATACAACCTTCGCCATCAAATAAGCCTGCGATATAAGCTATATCTAACTGATCACTCACGTTCAAATCCACCGTAGATACCCGCACCAATATTTATCATATCAGTTGTGGTCAGTGCGCAGTGACTTAAGCAAAGGGTGAGAATCAAAATACTCATCAAATTCTTTATCATGTATTTCTCCTTTTGAATTACAAATAGTGCATTGCATCACTACATCGTTCGCAGGGTTCTCGGACTTGTGTGTTTTAACAAATCCGTTTCCTTGACAATTAGGACAAATCTTTTTTAGATCCGTCATCTTTTTTTGTCTCGACTGGTTGTAATGATGCTAACATCGCTATGTGTTGTGCAACTTCACCATAAGGCCTTTGCCACATGTACTGTAATAATTGTTTTCTTTGTTCTTCAGTCAACGTAAACATTATTTCTCCTTCATTTTTCCGTTAAGTTTCTTTTTCTTTTCGTTTGCAATACATTCAATAGTCTTAGATATAGACAATTTTGCGTCAGGCAATAATACCTTCGACAACTCCTCTAAAACCCTGTATGTTTCCTTTGGAAGAGAAACGTTTCTATACTTTGTTATGTCGGTCATACTTTCCTTTCATTTATTAATTGTGATAATATAGGAGATTAATATTAAAAGTCAATGATTAAATATGTTTTAATAATGATTATTTGTAGTGGTATTCCGGGCAATCAATGTAAGCCTATACCCACACCTATCTCTGAGTTTGATGAATACCATAAGTGTATAATTTATGGTTATGATCATTCTAGCATGATGTTAAAGTCGCTTGATCCCAGAACCATCAATGAATTTGAAATGTTTACCGCTTTTGATTGTAAGGAACAGACTACAACTTAACGACAAATACAACCAAACCACTGACCACCACCCCACTTTCCACTTTTAACTATGTGTTGGTTTCTTTCATCAAGATAGGTTGTCCACCTTTCCCTTAATTCATCGCAAAAGTCAAAACAATCAATCACGTTTTCTGCCACTAGAATTTGATGATAAAGTCCGTCTTTTAATATTATTATATCCAACTCCATGCGTTATCTCTTTTATCTTTCTGTACCAAAGTTCTTTATACTTTGGATCTTTTGTTTTGTTCCAAAGACTCGCTATCTTGTCCAAATTGTCTTGAGTATTCACCGGTTTTGTTCCCCCATTCAATAATTTTTTTAACATTTTTACCAACTATCTTTACGTCAACACCGTACCTCTTCCACGCTTTTTTCATTAAGTTTAACTCTAAAACAAAATTAGCCCATTGTTTTTGATTAATACCTTCTATACTTAAGACTAACTTCTTCATTTTTTTAATCGTTTCATCTCCTCGTGCATTTTCTGTAACTTAAACACACTACAATTTAAAACAAAAAAGGCTATTTCATCTCTCATCTTTCTTTGTTGTTCACGAGCCCTTGCCTTGTTTTCTTGCTGCACTTGGTCAATGCCCCATCTAGTTTGATCTGTCATTTATCTTATCCTTTCCAAGTCTAATGAAAATGTGTGACTTATAACATGTTGTGTCAACATACTTTCAGTAAACTTTTCTTTTGTGTTGATATCTACTTTAGGAAATTTACGGTCACCTGACCATGCCATTCCTCCATATAAATTTGCATCTAATAATGCTTGTCTATATATCTTCCATTTTTCCCAAGACGCATCAATTGCTTTTTGACGTTTTGGAGTCATACGTTTAGGCTTACGAAAATTTGTATGTTTCATCATTATCTCGTATGCTTTTTCAGTACAGTCTAGTTTATGAGCCATTATGCCTCCGTTGGTTGTTCTGTTAATTCAACCATAACTTTCCAATGATCTCTATGTGCAAAACAACATTGATCAAACTTTTCCATAGCTTCATCAGCTGTGCTTGCATTGATGTACATATTAAAGTTAAACATAACATTATTAAATACATACACTCTGTTAGACTCTTCTTCGTAGTAAGCGTCTTGTGCTGCTTTTTTCTTTTTCATAACTTTCTTCTTTCTATGTTAATTGTTATTTTTATAATATATAGGATATCAAGGGATATTTGTCAACCCTTATTTTCCCTGGCCTTTGTAGGCTTTGAACTGACGTCTTTTGTGTTTGTTCATTTTTGTAAGGCTTGGTTTTCTACCTATACTTGTTTTATGAAACACGGGTTCGTGCTCTATTTTAGCGTATAAACCCTTAGATTTCTTTGCCATCTTTTATTTCTTCTACCGATAAATCTACCGGTAAATAACTTATTTTGCCATTTACTTTCTGTTCTATGTCTCCACCACAATTTAAACACCTATAATAGTCCATGACCACAGATATTAATAATGTATGTTCTGCACAATGGGGACAAATACCATCTACCATTTTTGCTTTTTTAATTATTTCTGCAAATATTGTACTCTTTTTAGACAAGATCTTTTGCCTTTCCAATTACAGGTTTGTATTTAGTTTTTCCCTCTGATTTGTATGCGTGTAAGAATTGTTTTCTTGGTTGATCAGCAACATAGCTGCAGTGGATCCAGCCCGAGTTGGGCTCGCCAGGAATGTAGTACTCGAGTATCAATTGATCGAATTCTAAATTATTATAAATCCAGTCAGCTAGCTCAGCGTTGTCTGTGCCCATCACTTCAAAATCCGCCGCTTCTGCACGGGCATGCTGTGAATTTACAGAGCTACCTATCTTGATACAAAGTTGTTCGCTACGGAAACCGCTTGTCACCTTTACCCTACCAAAGTGGTCACGTACCGGCTGTAAAATGTTTTCGCAAAGTGCTTTTAGTTTTTCAATCTGACCTGAGTTTGGATTGTTGTTGATATCCAAACGGATAGCAGTATCTGATTTAATTAACTCTTGAAGAGTAAAGTTACGTGAAAGATTCATTATTGTGCTAATGGATTATCGCTCTTTAATTTTAATTCTTGTATTTGATTTTTGATTAGTTCTATTTCTTTTTTATTTATTAATGTAGCTGTATGTGAATGTTCTTCATGCTTGTGCTCACCAACTTCATGAGTGTGTGATGTATCTGCATTTTCTAAAGCATTAACTTTTTCTTCTAACACTGCAATCTGTGGAGAAAAATCTGTACCACCACTAGCACCTTCTAATGCATCTAGTTTAGTTACAATCTCCCCATACTTTACAAAACCACCGCCTATTGCGGCAATAACTCCAAGTAATGCGGCTACACCGGCTAATTGATTTTTAATCTTATCCATTTTGTAAAACCTCTAACTCG